TTAGGAAAGGTGCAAGAAGTAAGTATTACAAAGTATCAAATGCGGAAATATTAGCAATGAAATTACAGGAGGCAATTTAATATGGAAGATAAGGAGATAACATAGATGAAAAAGTATGTAGTTTCAAAAGATACAAAATCTGGTTTATGGTATGCACATAGAGAAGATCTTCCACACGTTCCGATTAGTGGGAGCTTTAGCGAAAAGAAATCAGAATCAAAGGAATATGCAAAAATGTATATGGGTTTACAGAATAAAGTAGAACAGATTGAAGAAAACAGACGTGAAAATTTTATGAAGGAGATGGAATTAATATGATGACAGAAGAGAGATTCAAAGAAACTAATTACAAAATGAGCTATAAAGAGTACGAGAAATGCTATTGCCTAGAATGTGATAAGGCAGATTGTATTCACAGAAATGCTTATAGAAGATTGCCGGAAATTGATGGCGAACTTAGTTTATGTCCTAATCTGAAGAGAGAGTGATTTAAATGTATAGAGTTTATCAATTAACAGATGGAGAGAAAGATAAAATTGTGCGATGTCGTTGGGATGGAGATACACATTACTATGATGTATTTGAATCACAAGAAGAATGCGATGAAGAACAGAAAAGATTGGATGAAATTGAAGAAGAATATAGAAAAAAGAAAGCTGATTATTTGAAAAATTGTAAAGGAGAGTGATTAAGATGTTTAAATATATTATCAGTTATGATGGCGGTCAGTTAAGAGACAGTGGAGATTTTGAATGGGGATTATTTGATTCCTATGGAGAAGCTGAAGAAGCTGCCAATGATGCAAAAGAAGAATATATGAATGACTGGGACATTGAAGGCAGTGAATATGATCCTGATGATTTCTGTATTGAGATTGAGGAGGTATGATTGATTATGAAATGGAATATAGTACATGAATGTGATAATGACAATGGAGATCCTACGCAATGGGCTTGCAAATTAACTGAAGATGGTCAGTTTGTATGGATTGATAAAATTGGCGAATGTGCTTATGGAATTACAAATAAGGCAAGCGGAGATGATTATTTGTATGTGGCAGGTTCATTACAAGGTGCTAAACGATGGGTAAACAGAAATTTAATTAAAGTATTATAGAAAAGTGAGGTTAAGTGATATGAGCAAATTAAGAGTATGGTGGATTCCACAAGCAGGTGCAACAGAGGAAGCATTTTATGTTCCTGTAGAAACAGTTGAAGAAGGCAGAAAGGTAATGGATTTATTGGCTGCATATGATGCATTTCAGTTACAGAATAGAATTAAGCTTGATTATTGTAATTGCGGTGGAGTTCAGAGATGGGATGAAGATTCTCAGGATTGGGAAGATGGAAACAGAAGATGACTACTTTGATGATGTGGATGATTATTGTGAACAGTGTGAAAAGGCAGATGAGTTGGAAGAGTTTAGAAGTGAGTTATTCAAACAGATTGATTGGGATAAAATTCACGAAATAACAATGTAAAGAAAGAAATAGCAATTTTAAACGGAAAGGATGGTTAATTTATATGCTTAACCTGACAGAAAACGGATATGTTTATACAAGTAAAAATGGAATCAAATATGACTTATTTGAAGGAACATCAATTGGAACATCACCTAAAAAGACATCAGATATAATCTTTATTATGATGTCTGATGTTGATTTTAATGTTGAAAATCATATTGTTGGCTGGTTATTTGGTGCTTTTATATTGCCAAACAGACTCGATGAATATGATGCAAGTATAACAGAAATGGTTGATATTTACGAAAAAGAAAACGGAATAGGAGAGTGATTATATGGTAACAGAAAATGGAATGGTTATGATGACGCTTGGCGAATATCATAGCTTAAACGTAACAAAGAATAAAGTTGAAGAGATTGAAAAGTCAAACGAGATGTTACGAAAAGCAATGATACATTTGACGGGTAAGGGGAATACAACTGACATTAAAGTTTCTCGTTCAGATTTCATTAAAATGCATGAGATGGCAGTAAATGAAATGTTTGAAAACAATAGCGAAGAAAATGATGTTTATGGATACAATATTACGATACATTGGCATGGAATGTATTGTAGTTGTTCAGATGGAGCGACACCAAGTAATTACATAATTCCTGCAATTGTGAATTGCGATGAAGAATTAGATTGGGAGGAGTGATGATATATGGGTGTTAAAAATTTATATGGATATACAGTAGATGCATTGGCAACTGGAATCGTAAGAGCTGATAATATTGAAGATGCAAGAGAAAAAGTTAAGGCAGCTTATAAAGCGCATAGTGATTGCTACGATGAACAGAGAGACAATATTTCTGTTTGGAAATTGGATGAAAATTCCTGGTTTGCGGATAATCCAGACGTGATTGAAATTATGAATCATTGAGAAATGGGAGGAGAATATGAATATACAAAAGAGAAAAGAAACGTAATTGTAGAATTAGATGCAAATGATCTTGCTATTATCTGTAATGCTTTGTACGCACAACTTAGAGAAAATAAGGGAAAAGAAAACTTCTTGCAACTTTACAGTGACGCAATGATGGCAAGAGATTTATGTCAATATGGTCATGTGGATAATTTCTGTCTGCGAAATATTGTTAAATGCCGCAATGATATAGGAAAAGGCTTGGATGGTGTTTTATCCGATGACGATATTGACACATTTAATTCATATCTTGAAGGAAATGATATTCCAACAGCATTTGGAAATACAGATTGGAGAAGTATTTACAATAAGATCGTTGGATATAGAAGAAGTGAAAAGCTGAAACAGTGGATGGAAAATAAAGCGGATTAAACAAGAGTTTCTATGGAAGAATGGAGGAAGATAATATGATTTGGACAAGATTATTTAATGTAATAGGCACTGATGATTTAGAAGGCATGACATTTGCAAGATGTACCACATATGAAAAGGCTTTAAAAGCAAAAGAATGTTTAGAAAACAATGGATTTGAAGATATGATTGATATAGTTCAAGATGAAATTCCAGTGGATGTAATTGAAATTGATTCTCAACTATTAGAATTATAGCAATGAAATGAGGATTTAGAAGGGATAAGGTAGTAAAGATGGAATTTATACCAACGAATGAATATATTAGAGTTTCTTTACAGGAAGGGCTTAACGCTTTGCAAATAGGTCGAGTTGACAAATTATTTTCTGATGGATTGGACGACTATGAATATATTTATTTTGATAAAGAAAAAGGATTTTGTTATGAGGATAATTGTGTGATTGGAAGTACATTTGACCAAACATTAGATAGATTACATTCTGTCGGATGGTGTTTTAAACATAACTTTTTCATAAAAATCCAATGAAACGATGATTTACTGCGGAAAGTGAGGAAAATATTATGACATGGGATGAATTAAATGAAAAATATCCAGAAGCAAGGGATGAAATGAGTGTAGACAGAGAAAGGGATTTTTTAAAAGACTTATATGATGCTTATGAAGCTGTTGGATTTGTAAACAAATTTTGGACGCCATTTGATTTGCATGATGAAGACAAAAGTTATGTTGGGAAACCATTTAAGGTGATTGGAAGATGTGAGGAAGGTAAGGAATGGGATTTAGAATCTTTACCTGCATGGAAAATCGAATTTGAAGATGGACATAAAATGGATGCGTATCCAGAAGAAATTTACTTAAAAGACATGATTGCAAACGGGTATAAACCACAATGAAACGGAAATTTGAAAGGATGGTGATGATATGATTTTATTATTAGGTAAAAACAATGCGGTTGAAAGGTATGCAAAAGAGATGTTGAACATTAATATGGATGATGATATTGTTTATTATCCTGACGAAACATCCCATTATACAGATCTGCCGAAATGGGTTGAATTAGCGAGAGAAGAGAAACCCTATGTGGTGACAACACAGAGACTTGACATGATTGATGCATTTCTTCATTCTGATTTGGAATTTAAAGTGATAACAGCCTTTGAAGTAAATGGTAATATTAAAGGAAGAGTTCTTGAAAATAAAGAAAAAGCTATATACGTAAAAGAAATACTTGGATTAGAATTACGATAAAAAGCACTTCTAGTCTTTTTAATAGGACATGAAACATGGTATAGTTAAAGAAAAACGGAGGTAATCATTATGGGAGAATTAATTGGATGTTTGATTGTAGGATACTTATGTATTTATCTTCCTTGGAAAGCAAGCCAAAAGGAAGAATCTCGTAAGAGACAAGATATGTATAATAACTTAAATAAGAAGTCGGTTGACGAAATGGAAAAGTGGAGAAAATAGTAATATAAAATAAGAAAGGTGGTTGATGATTATGTTCGGAGGACTATTAGCATTCTTAGGAATTTATACAGGAAGTGCTGCAAAGGCAGCTCATGATAACTATGATATGAAGAAAATTACTCGTACAGTTGATGAAAAAGGGAATATTCATTATGCGGATAGGTTGTGTAATGAATATATTAACGGTGAGCGAGTAAAGAAAGTTGAGACAACAGATAGAAATGGAGTTAAATTA